TAGTTTACGTTGTTAAAATACTCTTTACTTCTAAGGTGCATGAATCTTTTGGACGTAGTGTTCATTACGTCTTTAACTACTGCCAAGTCACCACTACCTGTAAGTGAGTAGGTATCCGTCCCGCTTACAGTATTTATGGTTATAGAATCTCTAAGGGCAGTCCAGTCAAAAGAGTTCTCAACTATCTTCTTAGCGTCATTAACTAAGTCACCAATCAAATGGGAGTAGTCTGTTTCGTTAACAGTTGTAACTGTATCCTCCCGTAATCTGCGGAGGACGTTATTAATTAAGTCTAAGTATGTCATTAGAATCGCCTTCCTATAGATTGAATCATTCCCAAAGCCTGAGCTACGTTATCTAGCTGTTTAAGTTTTGGCTCAAATAATTCTCTTGAAAACATCTGTTCGGTTACAGGAGTATTTTGAATAATAGCTAACAATCCCATCTGAGGAGTTGGCTCAGGTGTTATCTGAGGAGTTGGAGTCTCAGTCAGGATTTGAATAGGCGTCTCAGGAGGTGGCGTATCGTCTCCTGGAGGCCCAGTAAATATCCCACTTGGCGGCTCATCATCTGGCTCAGGTGTTGGAGTGGGCGTTGGAGTGGGTATTGGAGTGGGTGTTGTAGGGGTTGTTGGCGTTGTGACTTTAGGAGTTCCACCAGTATCTCCCATACCATCACCATCCCCCGCTCCATTTCCAGCGGTATCTCCAGTGCCTTGATTCTCAATCGCAGTGCCAGATTCCGCAGCAGCTTGGTTAATAGACTCAACACTGTTACCTGTAGCATTGGCTACTTCCTGAACAGATATGCCCCTGTCGTTAACAATATCTACAACACTGTTTATTGCTTCTTTGTTAAAGGCTCCAAAAATATCAAAGGCAGTATTAATAACCTCTTCTAAACTAAGGTCATCTGTTTTGGTCTTTTTCCAAATTTTAGAAGGGTCATCTGTTACAACGCCTGGAACTTCTTCAACCAAGTCAACCATTTTTGGTTGTTCATCAGTGTCTGCTTTAGGTTCATCAGTATCTGCTTCAGGCTCAGGAGGCCCAACAAAAGGCTGCACTGGCCCAACAAAGTCACCAAGGTCAGGAACAGCAAGAGTTACTTCACTAGCTGTAGTGTCAGCAAATACATCTTCTTCAGGGAGTTTATTCCCATACACATCGTATCCAGCAGCCATCAAGGCAGCATCCACCTCTGAACGTGGAATGCCTAAAGTTTGCTCTACAACGTGAGAAGAGTAACCAGACTTTCTTAGATATTCCGCTAAAGCATCTGCTTGTTGGTCTTGAGGAACGGTATATTGAATATCACGCAAATCCCTCTGAGCAGCCTCAAACATCTCCTCAGCTTGCGTATACATACCCTCTGTTTCCATGTATGCACGTTGCGCGGCATCTTGAAGTATTGCGTCAAAGATACCAGCAAAAGGGACATACCCGCCTTGTGGGCCACTAGGACTATCAATAGGCATTACTCTTCCTCAACCATGTTAGCCAGCATATAGTGGACGTTGTATTGCAAAATCCCTACTAGATATACTGGGTCTAATCCTTGCTCAACCTTTTCTACACACCATTCGTTAAGCTCAGAATCAGCTAGTTCTGCTAGAGCGTCCATCTTGTTGACAGGAAACTCTACGACAGACATTTTAGTCTTCTTTACAAACAGGTTCCCAAGCTACTATAGGAACTAGGTCAAAAAGGTTATTAATGGTGTTGTCTAAATTCTTGGCAGTTTGTAAAGGACATAAAGCCTCCTCAACTTCCCTAGCTTTCTTGCCCATTTCAGTAGCGTTAAGAGAACCGCAACCAGTAATAACTAGAACAAATACAATCAAAGCTATTAGGGAGATAGCCCTTATATCGTCTTTAACCATCATTTGAATAACCCCTTTGCCCACTGATAAACCCTTACTGGTGTCCACATAGCCCACTGTCCTATTGGGTGGACGTTACACACAGCTAGGGCTTCTCTGAATATCTTATCTGCCATTCTCTGGTCTATACCGTAGAACTTTTGTCCTGTTGCGGTACATAGATAATCGTGAACAATCGCAGCTCTACGATTCTTTGCATTGGCTACAGGGACTAGCCATCGGAACAATCTTGGAACACTAGCTAGGTCAGTAAAAAATCCAGCAGGGACTTTAATCTCCTGGCCTAGAGTTTCGCTGTAGTATTTAAGGGGAGTTAACAGTCTCCAACCCTTATCAACAGGCTCCATGATTAAATTCTCAGTGACAAAGTGGCTCAAAGTTTATCCCCTACAGATACATAGGCTACGATAAGAATCCAAAACAGCCTTTCAGCAAACGCAATTACTGGATTAATTCTGGATATTTTCTCATCCATTGAATTAACCCTTTCTTCAATTTTAGTTTGCCGACTGAAGATAGTAGTGAGTCTTTCCTCAACCCTAGCCAAAGAGACTACTGCCTCTTGAAGCGAATCAATCTTCTGCTCGACTCTCCGTAGTCTATCTTCAGTCATTTTTATTCCAACGCTCAAAAAGTATTTTTAATCAAGATGTCTTTCAACTGACTCGTCTACAGTTTCCAAAGACTCTTTTAACATTTTCAAGAATGAATCCTTACCAACCTGCAACTGCTGAAGCTGGAAGTTCATATTGGCAATCTTCCTATCTAAATCTAAACAATGGTTAGTTAGGAAAATCTGCTGTTCTGTAAAATCAGCGGTGTCGTATTCAACTTCATCAATCGTAATCATTTGAGCTTTGTTGTCTTTACTCATTAGATTTCTCCGTTATTTACCAAGGGACTCCTGTAGTTGATACAGGGTTTTTGTCAGCTTCAATCTTAGCTGTGAGAGCGGCTTCTGTAGAATCTTTATCTACTGAATCCCATACCCAAGCCAGTACGTCAGCTTCAGTTAAATCAGCATAAGCCACAAAGCCATCTGCTGAAGCGTCTGGTGTGAAACCACAAGTACCATAAGCGGATGCTGTGTAAGTCACCGCATTATCACCAGTACCTACGGTTTCTTCTGCATTACATCGCCAATGGGCTACAGTTACGCCCCCATCAGCAATGTTTGATTCAAGTGTTGCGATTGTCCAGTTCATTGTTTACCTCGGTTTTGTAGGCCACTTTACATTATTAGGAAAGCCTGCTTGAGCAGTGATGTCTCTAAGAGCCTGGCGGTAATCCAACCAAACCTGCGGAACCTGTATTCCGAGATTGTCTTGAGCGTTTTGGTCTACAGCCTTAACTGTCACCCAGTCAGACTCAGAAAGTAATTTATCCCGCTCTTGCCTGACTGTATCAGCGGCATCAGATGCTTCTTTTGCGTCCCATTCTGCTTCTTCTTCAGGAGAAAATGGAACGACCTCATTATTTATCTGTTTATATCTAGTCATTATTTACTCCTAAGAATTCTTAACCCCATAAATGCGTATATTACCGCCTGTTACAGCTTGTTGAAATAAAAGCCTGAAGCCAGTAACAGGGCCAGTATTGGTTGATTCATAAAATCCACCACCACAGAAACTCCGAGGCCCCATGCTTGATACAGCCCAGCCAGCATCATTAGCGTTAAATATAGAAACCCTAAATCCGCTATCATCTCTGGTCGTATCAATAGAGGCTATATCAATATTAGCCGCAGTAGAATTATTGGTGCCGCTCTCGTCTACAAACCTATAAAAAGACCCCGTTAAAAGACTACTATTATCGTATATCTGAATCTCAACTTTCTTATTGCTAGTGGCAACGGTAGAAAACCCAACAACGTCTATATAGTAAGTGTCGTATGAGGAAGAGAATCCACTTGTAATATCAACCTGAGTGACTGAGGTTCCAATGGTTGTTGTAGAAATTAGCTCTAATGCTCCACCACCAGCATCAGCAAATGAAAGAGTCCCACTACCATTGGTAGTTAATACTTGTCCATTTGTTCCGTCAGAGGTTGGATACGCTAGGCTGGATGCTTTGAATGACCCGTTAACTTCAAGTTTAGTTGAAGGACTCGTAGTGCCAATGCCTACGTTGCCGTTCGGTACAATCATATCGTTACTGTATAGATACATACCTTCTGACAACGCGCCACTAACCCTGTGTAAAAATGACAGCTTTTGTGAATTTAAAGCGGTATCAGCAGCGACACTTCTACTTGTAATTTTTGCTAAGTTCTTAACATCGCTCGTATCATTGTCGTATGTTGAGAGTATTACGGATGAAACGTCAGTACCAATTGCAGGCGCATTCCTAGCCCCACGAATTTCTATAGAAGCATCAACACCAGATGTAGAATCGGTTGTGACCAATGCTTGAGGGGTAGTATCTGACTCTATAGTCAGCCCATCAGCAGTCACTGTGCCTGAAACTTCAAGCGCAGTGCTAGGACTTGTAGTACCAATACCTACCCTATTGTTAGTCGCATCAACATATAAAGTGTCTGTATCAACAGTCAGCCCATCCATTGTGGCTGTGCCAGTAACGTCTATGCCTGTGCCAGTTGTGGTTAGTTTTAGGTTGTTGTTGTAGTATAACTTTACGTCACCATCTTTTATTGCTGACACCATTGCTTCGCCATCAGATGTCTTTAGCGCAATAGCATTTCCATTTGTTATAAGCTGAAGATTTCCTGTAGATGTATCCTCAATAATACTATTAGAGCCATCATGATAAATCTCTAGGTCATTGCTTGCACCAAACGTAGCCTTCTCATTATCACCAAGAGACAAACCATCAGCAGTGACTGTGCCTGTGAAGGTTGGATTGGTAGTTGTTATAGAGGTAACTTGCCAAGCAGAGCCGTTATACACCTTCATATCGTTAGAAGTTGTATTGAAATATAAAGCTCCAGTAACTAAGGCATCACCATCATTGTCTAAAGTAGGGTCGCTAGTCTTAGTGCCTAGATAACGGTCATCAAAAGAATCATAACTTGCAGCCGCATTTGAAGCTGAAGTTGCTGCATTGCTGGCAGATGTTGAAGCGTTTGATTCAGAGGTCGCCGCATTTGACGCGCTGGTCGCAGCGGCGGCAGCACTTGTAGCCGCAGAAGTTGCGCTGCCTAGAATAGAATCTACATAACCCTTTCTAGTTAAATCATCATCAGTAGAAGGTGTGGCAGTAGACGTAGCTTTATTAGAACCTAGAACTATATTGCCTGTCATGGTTCCACCAGCAAGCGGAAGCATGGTATCTGCGTAGGCTTTAGTAGCTGCGTCTGTATTTAGTGTTGGAGTACCAAGACCTGTAATCTTGTTCGTACTCATAGCAATAGCACCAGTCATAGTGCCGCCTGCTAGAGGAAGTTTTGTAGCTATAGAGTCTGTAACTGTAGTCGCAAAGTCAGGGTCATCACCTAACGCTGCTGCCAATTCATTTAGGGTATCTAGCGTACCTGGGGCTGAGTCAACCAAACCAGCTATTTCAGTGTCTACATAACCCTTGGTTGCAGCGTCAGTAGAAGCTACAGGTGTACCAAGGTCTGTAAGAACAGCAGTGTTAAAGTCTACTGTTCCAGTAATAGCTAGGTTGTTAAGAGTAGTAGTTCCTGTAGTTGCTGTAACATTGCCTGTTAAGTTACCCGTAACATTACCAGTAACATTGCCTGTCACGTTACCAGTTACATTACCAGTCAACGCTCCAGCAAAATTCGTATTAGCGGTAATTAAAGTGCCAGTTATAGCCTGGGGTGTAGAACCACCAATAACCATTCCATTTACTGTACCGCCAGTAAAAGTAGCATTAGAAGACAGCAAAGAAGAGTTAGCGGTAACAGTACCAGTAGCCGTAATAGCCCCAGTTGTAATTGAAGAAGGATTTGTTCCAATCTCAATAATTGACGCGCCTGAGTCCTCAGTAAAGAGTCTCTTATCTGCGGTATTTACAGCAAGCTCGCCCTGAACTAAGTCTGAAGCCGTAGGTACGGCTGATGCAGTTGAGGAA